TTAAATTCAAAGAACTTAAACGAGCAATTTTTGTAACAGGAGGCAAGCCTATTCTTGGATCTAAATAGAGAAAGAGAAGGCACAGCCTCATATAAAGGAGGTTATTAACATGGGTACAAGAGGCAGACCTAAAGGATCAGTTAATATATATGATCCAAGAGATTTAGAACGTATGAAATTTCTAGGTAAAAAATATAAAAGAAGGAGAAAACAAATTAAAAAAACACAAACTGATATAGCAGAAATAATTGGTATTACGTTCCAGCAAGTTCAAAAATATGAACGAGGAAAAAATGCAATCAGTACATTTAGGATAGAGCCATTGAGAATAGCTTTAAAAATTCCAGCACATAAAGTTGGATATTTAATTAATAAATATAATCCTAAACAAAGGAATATAAAATGACAGAAAAAGATTTAAAAAAATATATATCTGCAAGTAAACCAAAGCCAGAACTGGTAGCCACCAGTATAGGTAATGTATTGAGATATACATTTAAAACTTACAAAGAAATGGATGATTTCTTTTTAAGATGTATGTCAGTATTTAGTAAAACAAATACCAGGACCAAGGCTATAGGAAAAAATCTTTACGTTTGGAAAAGAAATATAGAACCTACAAACGAGCAGCTAAAAAATAACAATCCAATCCAGAAGGAAAAAAAGCATGGCAAGGAATAGGAAGTTTTATACGCAAGAGGAATTGGATTATTTAAAATTTATAGGTAAAAAAATTAAAAGGAGAAGGCTGCAGATCCAGGTTAGAAATAGAAAAAATAAAATGCAAACACTTACGCAAATGCTGGTCGCTGAAATTATGGAGGTTACTTTTCAACAGGTACAGAAATATGAAAAAGGAATTAATACATTATCTTTACTGCGAATAAAAAGTATGGCCAAGGCTCTGAAAATTCCAGGGCATAGAGTTGGATTTTTAATAAACAAATATAATAAGAAGGGAGAAAGAGCATGGATGCTAGCATAAACAAATACGTGGCCTATTTAAGAACATCAACCAAGAAACAAATGCTGGGCCTGGATGTACAGAAAGATATTATAAATAAATTTATTAATCAAAGACCTGGATCTACAATTATTCAATCATTCACTGAACAAGAAAGCGGATTTAAAAATGATAGAGAACAACTGGCCCTGGCTATGGATCTTACCAAGAAGGAGGATGCAAGGTTATTAATTTCCACAATGGATAGGCTCACAAGGAAGGCCAGCTTTTATCTACAGCTCCAGGAGCAAGGTGTTAAGTTTACTATCTGCGATATGCCAGAGGCGGATGAAACAGTTATTGGTATCATGGCGGTGCTTGCACAAAGAGAATTAAAAATGATTAGAGAAAGAACCAGGAATGGATTGCAACAAATTAAAAAGAAAATCAAAGAGCATGGAAAATACAGAGTTAAAAATTCCAAAAAATTTATAACCAAGTTAGGCAGTCCTAATGATCTAAAAAAATTGGCCATCCTGGGTGCTAAAGTTAAAATAAAATCTGCTAAAAAATTTGCCAATAATGTTAAACCCATTATTGAAAATATCCAAGAGGTAGGCAAAGTAGATACTCTAAATGGAATAGCTGCTGCTCTAAATGCCAGAGGTATAGCAACCAATAGTAAGGGAAGTAGTAAATGGTATGCCTCAACTGTTAGAAATGTGATGGCTTATGTATAAAAGATCTTATAATGATCTTGATATGTTTATAAAATTATCATATTACAAGAGGAATATATGAAAGTTACAGATGATAAAAGTTATGTTACTTGCTCCAGGCTGCCTATAATTATGGGCCAGGCTCACTCTATGGCTCAAACAAGAAACGAATATTTACAGGAGATACTATCCAAGCAGGCTGGTACATTTAAAGAACCACCACTAAATAACTACGCAAAATATACAGATTACTTTGAAGGAATTTTAAGAGATATAACAAAAAAAGAATATGGAAAAGGAAAAGGAAAAGGACACCTTGAATATCTGAATGGTTATAGAACTAAACCTTGGGTATCAAAGGATATTCCTTTAGGTGCATCATGTGATGATGCTTTTATTTCCAGAAAACCTACAAAATTTATATCACCATTAAACGAGGAGTTTTCTTTTGAAGGAAAAATTTTATTTGAATATAAAACAACTCAAGTAACTTCTATAGATCTGCCTCTATATCAAGGACCTATCCAGGTCATAGGTCAAATGCTTTGTACTGGAATTAGACAAGCAATCATTATGAGATTTAATATTAGAACCTGGCAAATAGAATACTGGCCCATAGTCTTTGATGAAAAAACTGCTGATACTATTAAGGCTGCGGTCATAGACTTCTGGGATCATGTTAAAAATAAAAAATTTTTTCCTGCAGATAGAGATAGTGATTACCAAATTATTTTTAAACAAAGCAAGCCAGTTGAAATAGATCTGAATGGCAACAATCAAATGGGTGCTGCGGTTAATGATTGGAAGGAAGGATCTGAACTTAAAAAAGAAGGACAAAATAAAATAGATGTAGCCTCCATGATTATTAAGGAGGCTATGGGAGAACATCAAACAGCCAAGTTTACTAACTTCACTATTGAATGGCCGAACAGACACTTTAAAGCACAGCCAGAAAAGGTTGTGGCTGCCAAAGCTGCACATGATACGAGGCAAAAAACAATTAAAATTAAGGAGGCTTTGTAATGATTAAAACAAATGTAACCAAATTGTGGCAAGGCAAATACGTTTCATTGAGAGATTATATTGTTAAACAAGCAATCAACAATGGAGGTATTGAGATAAAGCATAACAATAAAACCATGCAGCTAAAACCAGAGGAGCTGCAGGATCTCAAACCAAATTCAAAAATGTTTCAATCCAAATTTAAAGGATCTTATAGATTGATTGATATTTTATTTAAACCAGTAACAGAAGATCCCAAACAAGGAAGGTTAATACTATGAAAGATTTAAAAAAATTAGAAACACTAGATGAGGTTATGAGTTTTGCAAAAGCTATATCTAACTCGGCTCTTGTGCCTCAAGCTTTTAGAGGTAAGCCTGCAGATATTATGGTGGCAATTACCTGGGGTAAGGAGTTAGGTTTACATCCAGTACAATGCTTACAAAATATTGCAGTAATTAATGGCAAGCCCTCTGTATATGGAGATAGTTTGCTTGCTCTTTGCAGGCAACATAAAGACTTTGAAGATATAAAAGAATATTTAACTGGAGAAGGAGATAAGAAAGCTGCAGTATGTGAGATAAAAAGACTTGGCCAATCCTGGTACAAATCAACTTTCACTGTTGAGCAAGCCAAGTCTGCCAGGCTATGGAATAAAGTTGGTCCTTGGACACAGTACCCAGATCGTATGCTCAAGATGAGAGCCAGAGGATTTGCATTGAGAGATGTATTCGCTGATAAACTTGGAGGTGTTATTTCCGCAGAAGAAGCTAGAGATTTTCCTGTAGAAACTCCCCAATCTCCAGCAAAAAAACTAGAGCAAATGAAACCAATTAATGCGACACCTGTTGATGCAACCATTGACGTACAGAAGAAAGAAATCGTTAAAACAAACCCCTCTATGGCCCAGGAAAAGCCTGTTTTAGAGGAAGGTAATATCCAATGGGAGTATAGAAGGTTAAAAGGCCCTCCTATAATGTGTCAAAATCTTGGCGATTTTGTAGCTGAATTAGAGAAAGGAATGATGAGTATTAGAACACATAGAAAATCTACCAACAAAGAAAAAATAAAATATTTAAATAATCTTGTGGATCTTAATAATCCCTGTCTTGATAAATTAAAGAAAGAAAATCTTGAAAAATTTAGTAAGCTTCATGGTGATCAAGCTGCTCATATATCTATATTACAATCCAATGCTTAATTTAACTCAAGCCCAAAGAAGAATACTAGGACACTTTAAAAAATATTGTGATGCCAATGGCTATGGACCTACAGTGAGAAAGTTATCAGAAATTGATGGCACATATTATTCTAATGTTCATAGAATTTTAAATGATTTAGTAACTAAAGGAGCTATAGGTAAGCACTCAAAAAAAGGATCTACCTGGGTATGGAATACTTTTTATCTTAAAGGAAAAGTTTGATCGTTGGTCTATTAGGTTACACAGATACTTGGGATCGCACCAATGCGTTAGGCCTAATAGACCTATGATCAAAGGGAGGCGGAGCTGCTCCTCTCGCAACAGCTCCTATCTCCGAGAAGACTATAGCCCTGCGGAGAATAAATTAATCATCACATGATTTCATTTGTTTGGCTAGTCTTTCACATCTTGGTTTAGTTTGGCTGTGCCACCTGGAATCAATCATCTGTTCTGCAGCCTCATAATAATTTTCATCACGCAAAGCTGCAAACATCTTTTTAAATTTACCAACATTTCCAATGCCTAACTGATAAACCATGTGAATGATAATATGTTTTGCTTGATCTTCTATGTTAGTTACTTGGTTATCTTCTATTAAGATATGTCCATTTTTATAGGCTTCATCAAAGTCTTTATCAAAAATTTCCTCTAAAAATTTTTTGTCATATTCTTTTCCATCTTCCCAGAAATCCTCCACACATAGATGTCCAAAACCGCAGGTCCTTTTACCTAAAATATCTTTATATACAAAAGGTATATAACCTTCTTCTTTTCTTATCTCTGCTTTTAGTTCGTCTAGTGTCATTTCTTTTTATTATTAGATCCACCACCTCTGAAAATCTGTGTTCCCTTTATACCAAAAATACTGGCAACAACCAATATCCAAAGTGAAGTAAACCATTTTGGAAGTGCCGCAAAATGCTCAAAGAAAATATTTACTTTATCCATGGCTTGCGGATTGTCACTGAAAACCGCCCAGGCCAAAATTATTATAGGCGTACTTAATATGACCAAAACAAATTCGTCTTTATAATCTGCTTGTCTTGCCTCCAATAATTTTCCCTGGTATTCAATCTCACCTTTGGCCATGCGTTCTGCTTGCAAAGAAGCTGCATCAGACATTAACATTTTTTGTCTTTGTCTATTTTTATAAACGTGCAAGCCTGTCTTTGCTGCCATGCCTAGTAGATTAAACCACATAGTATTCTCCTTTGACTATTTCTTTTTCTTTTTAGATTTACTTTTTTTCTTATTACTTTTTTTCTTATGTTTAGGCATATTATCTCCTTTCATTTCTTGCTCTACTATCATTGCCTTACTCTAATATCTTTAATATCTTTTTACCACCCATATATATTTCAGTTTTAGCTTTAACAATCTTGCAACTAAAAATTACGCTATCTGGATTAATTTCTCTGGAAGCTATACGTTTTGATTTAAGGCATGAACTCAAATTATCTTTATAAGTATGCTCAATAATATTTCCATTTAATATAAGCAACAAAGCTACAACAGTTTCTATCATTGTGTACTCCCATTTGCTCTTATCTTATCTTTTAATAATTCTATATTTTCTCTAGCCTCTGTCATATCTTGTTGAAGTCTTTTTATATTAACTGCATTGTGCATCATATCATCTAATCTTATTTCTAGTTTCTCCACTTGTCCACTTACCATTTCCAATAACATGAACTGCTCTGCATCTGCTGGTAAACTACCCAGATCACCCCTGGGCCATTTGATGGAAAATTCAACTGCCTTTTCCAAATCGGATTGCATTAAAGTATTCTGTGTTTCTACATTATTAAGTCTTTCAATTACACCGAAGTAGGCCCAAACTCCTACACCCACTGCCGCTAAAATTGACAGCAAGTTTCTCATAGGCATAGAAATCGCTGTGTTGTCCGATACTTTCATTAATTGTCCTTACAACTTTTCTTTCCCCATTTCCAAGTTTGAGTTATAGATTTCTTTTCTTGTAACTTATCATTTTTAGCATCTGTTTCAGTTACTCCAACTTCAAT